TTGAACCATTAGTTATGTCAAAAAGCCTAGGAACAATTAAGAAATCACTAAACTTTTCTAAATCTGTATTATGTTGAGGAGCTTCTAAGTTAAAAGACTTCTGAAAAGTCATCGTTACTCCATCATCACTTATTGAATAAGTCTGGAAGAAGTTAATGTACCCACCATTAACGCTCTTCATAAGTATTGCTATCCCAGTAACCTGTCCTGATACGCTGTCGTGTTGAATAAAAGGACACCTTTTTATTGATAGGGGAGTTCCGGGTAATCCTCTTTTATAAACCTTATTAGTATTTTTATTCCATACATAGAAACAATTATCATCATCCTCCCAATTAAACCCAACAACTAATCTAGCATTGACTTCGGCATCTGCACCATCTCCTCTTAATCTAACAGCATCAGTCATAACCTGATGGCTTACAGCAGAGACTGAAACAGTTTGATAACTCTTCTCTTGTATCTTTTCAAATTCTTGTGCATCAGGAATACCCCATTGGTTATTTTTAACATAACCTGCAACCTGAGATGGTGATTCTTTACCAAGTCCAATGTAAGCTAACTTATTATTAACAACGTAATCAACATAACCTTTTTCTTTTGCTGGTATAGTGCTGGTTTGAATAATATTAGGCTCATTAGTATTAAAATGTTCTATATAAGCAGTCTCACCAGACTTTGAGTTTATCGCTACTAAATGTTGTTCATCATCTCTATCTATAGGAATAAGTCTATCGAAAGCATTAGCACTATCATTTGGAGATAGTTTATAATCAGGAGCAACTGTAAATATCCATCTATCACCTTCTAAGTACGATGATAAAGAAGACCTAGTAAAAGTGACAGACATTCCATCTGAAATAGAATATGCTGTTTCAGCACTATGGTTACTTACTGTTGTTTCAGCACTCCATTCATCAGAACCTTCTCTAGTTTTCCATTTAAACTGAGTACCACTAGAATTTAACATTTTAAATAAGAACTGCTTTGTTACAGTACCAGTATAAGTACCTGTAAGTGTGCAGTACTTTTTGTTATTTACCGATGATACTGTTATAGCCATTACTGTTGCTGTGTTGGTGGGTCATAAGTTATAGGAGATTGAGAATGTGTTTGATGACTAGAACCTTGGTCCCAATCAGTTAATACAACATTTAATTCAAATCCAGTAGCTTTTAAGACCTTATCTTTCTTTATACCAGACAACGCTCCATCTATTGTCGGGTCTATATTCTTTGAATAAGTGGCGGCATCAGTTGGTATATCCCTTTCATCTTCAGGATTGCATATGATACCAGCACTAAAATCTTTTATTTCAAAATTACTCTTAGGCATTTCTAGCTTTCAGTTCCCTTCCCCATAAAGAGGTACGACCATTAATAATATTAACAATATGAACAGTGAAATCTCCATCGGAAAAGAAATCGACCACAGCAAAAGCGTGAGCCCAATTCGTTTTACGGTTTCCAAGCCATCCATTAGCTTCATCTGACATATCCTTTAAACATCCCAAACTCCAAGCACTCTTTGGTCCATCTATATGAGTTACTGAGTGCATCTGTAAGTCGTGGTGATGTCCATAAATTATATTTGCTCCTAGTTTTAATAAGTGGTTCCTTGCGTGTGCAACTCCTCCGTAGTGATTTCCGTGATAAAACCATAGATGACCTAACTTGAGGTACTTTCCATTTGGGTAGTATTCAAAACCACGTTGTTTAAGTAACATTGCGTCTGGGACCGTAAGACCTTGTAAATAGGGGTTTTCTTCAGCAAAGGAGTTAAGCCATTGTTCGTGGTTCCCTTCGATGAAATATTTCTCTTTACATTTAACCTTATCAAGGGCTTCATCAATAATATCCATACCCGCATTAACGTCTCCGATGTCATCATATACTCTCGGCAACTGATACTCCAACGGAGGACGCTTACGTTTTTTCCATTGCCAGTGTGAAACCGAACTAAATTCTCCGCTATCTCCGAGGTCAACGTAAAAGTCTGGCTTAATAATCTGAATCGCTTGTACGACCACATCAATAGCCTTTTTGTCGTGTAATGGAAAATGTTTGTCTGGTGTAATGATTCCACGTTTAATAACACCATTATCTAATTTGGTGGTTGTTCGCATATATTTTCTAACCCCTCTAACTCAATGTGTAACCCCTCAGTTTTCTTCAAATGCTTAACCGTTGTCTTCTTCGTAAATCTTAGTAATTTTTCTTCACAGTTTGTACACTCCCAAAACAAAGGTCCTTCATAGGCACATAAAACTTCTATTCCTATGATACTATCCTTGCTCTTACAATAAGGACACTCGTCTGGTGGTTCTTTACGCCACCTCTTAGTCCCCTTTATGTCGAGGTTGTAGTACATTTCTATACCTGTAATGCTCTTCGATACCATCCGAACCAATACTTTTCCAGTTTAGGCTTTCTTGAAATTAAGTCTGCATAGTATTTAACTCTATAACTACGCAACCGGTCTGGCTCTAGTCCAGACTTTAAGGTGTTACTGATTGTTTTCGGACCTATACCACCATCAACTTCAGTTCTAACTCCTTTAGCACTTACTGCCGTTTGAAGTATTTTAACTGCTCTAGCTCTACCCATATTAACTACCATATCGAAGTAAATCATTCTTAACTCCTCTGGTACCTTGGATACTTTGCCTTTTAGCCAATAGTCTTTAAAGTATATGTCCTTCGCATCTTTCTTTGTTAACTCCTTAATATTAAGGTAGGGATATGCTTTTTTGCTAATGCCCATATTAGTTTCCCCTCCCGGGTCCACAGGGTCATTAACATATCCCCCTTCGTGCTTAAGGATGACTTCTATTGCTTTGTCGAAGTCCAATTACTTACCTTTAAACATTCCTTCAAGTAAGTCAGTTACTACATCAACACACTTCTCGAAGAAGATTTGTTCTTTCTCCTCTGAAACGAAAGGTATGTCAATCTTTTCATTGATTTTAGTTGCTATCATATCAGCCATCTCATCAGACCCAAGATGTCCCATCATCTCATCTTTCATCTTATCTGCTTGAGCTTCAGCTAAATCAACTAGCATTTTTTTGAAGTCCATTTACTTCTCCTTTATCTTTTTTGTTTTTAAGTATAAATAATAAATCTGTACTGCAAACATTACGCACATTAGGACACCAGATATAATATCTGTCCAGTAAACCAATCCTAAACTTGTGCTTAATCCTGTTACTTTTAGACTATCCATTATGATTTCCCATTTACCCTAGATAAGCTTCCTTTTATTTCAGAAACTTGGTTATCAAGGTCGTTAATTTCTTTATTGAGTCCATCAAACTTCCTATCCAGCTTGTCATCTGACTGATTCCATCTAGCAATAAGTTTAATGACCATTCCTTCCATATTCTCAAGAGTTTCACTTTGTCCTCTATTTTCTATCTTTAATGCTTCGAGAGCTTCAGCTTGTTCGGTTGCTCTCTTATTCATACTATATACCATATAAACAAACATAGCTCCGACTACGCCTATCATCCCCGCTTCGGAATATACTGCCAAAAAATCCATAATACCTCGGTTTATTTCTTTTTACGCCCCCACTTAAGAGGGTTTAGTTCAAGTGATTGTTTATACCACTTTTGAATTTCTTCTATTTCTGCTTCGTGCTTTACCTCTAATTTAGTAACTCTTGCTGATAAAAGCTCAAGCTCTCTTGCAATATTTGCAAGTTGTGTTTCAATGCTAACGTACGTATAGACAAGTGTACCTGTAAGAAAAAGCAACTGAAGCAACCACTTAACATTAAGATGTACGCTAAGGTTATCATCAATTCTATTAACCTTATACGACCTCGCAAGGTCCTCTTTACTCACCTTCCTTCGGCTCCGTGATACCTGCGATAGCTCTCAACAAGGCTAACACCCTATTATAGTCTTCTACCATAATATCTCCGTAGCTTTTAGGATAGAGCACATCTATACCCTGACTAGCCGATTTAACATCATCCTCTTTAGCTTTTTCTAGCTCTTTAACTTTAACTTCTAACTCTGCTTTTAGCATACAGCCTCCATTTCAACATCAATCTTATCATAGTATACTGCGTAGTAGCCATCGTCTTCCATTACTACAGTATCCTTTAATCCCATTTCTAATAAGTCTTGTGCCATCACTCCTTTATAGGTGGTGTTCAAGTTATCTTTATAGTTAAATAGGTAGATAGGTATGTTCATTTCACTAATTCCAATTCTTTCAATATTGGTCTTCAGTCTTCTATCTGACTTCGGTCCCGGTGGTCCCGGAGGTCCTTTAGGTCCGTCAGGTCCTTTAGCCCCAGATGGTCCGGGAGGTCCCGGAGGTCCTGCACTTCCTGCACTTCCTGAAGGTCCCGGAGGTCCCGGTGGTCCGGAACTACCTGTAGGACCTGCTGGTCCTGTGTTACCATCATCTCCTGCTTTACCAGTATCTCCTTTTGGTCCTGCTGAACCCGGGTCTCCTTTAGAGCCACTTGGACCTGCTGGTCCGGGTGGTCCGGGAGAACCACTACTTCCATCTGCACCATCATCACCAGTCGCACCTGTCGGTCCCGGAGGACCTGCTGGTCCTGAAGGTCCACCTGCACCTGTGCTTCCGGTATCACCTTTAGCTCCTGCACTACCAGTATCACCCTTATCGCCTTTTCCACCGCTAGGTCCTGCTGGACCTGCCGGTCCCGGGGGTCCTGCGGCACCAGTAGTACCTGTGTCTCCCTTTGGTCCATCATCTCCTTTGGCTCCTGCTGGTCCAGTACCACCTGATGGTCCTTGTGCACCAGTTGAGCCGGTTGGACCGGGGGGTCCTGCAACAGTACTATCTGCTCCAGTTGCCCCTGTGCTACCTGTAGGTCCGTCTGGACCTGTGGGTCCTGCTGGTCCTGTTGGTCCTGCGGGTCCCGTAGACCCTGTCGCACCTTTTAAGCCACTTAATTGTGTGCTTGTAAAATCTGA